TCGTTCTTGCAGAGTCTATTGCAAATTCTCCCCTAACTAACTCTAACTGATCTTCTAGCTTTTCAAGCTGTACAGTTTGTACTGTATTGTAAATCTGCAAGAATACTGCGGCTATTTTAGAAAAATCTATTGCAGTAAGGTCCCCAAAACTACTAAAACTACCAAAGTCAACTGACCCACCAAACCTAAGATCAAATGAACCTCCCTTATAGGAACCTGCAGCTACCGCAACTACCAGCCCAAGAATTAAGGCTAGGGTTTCATTGTCTTGAGCTACTTCAGTAATTACAATCTGTATTATCAATTGGACTACAACTGCTTGTACGATGACCGGCAATAAAACCGATATTACTGCTACAGCAACAGATGTGGCTGTATACACTGCTAGAGCGATGGCTGCTTCGAGGGTTTCCAGCAGTTCTAGCCCTGCTTGATATGCAAAATAGATTATTATTATAATAATTACTAATAACACAAGTGCTTCAAAGAATCCCATTGGGGAGGTTTCAATAACTTCGTAGTGGGCTACATAAATAGAGGCATGTGCACCTGCTATAAATAACTCACTGACGTTTTTATTTGATAGGTCTTTAATAAAGGTGTAGATAAAAGGAGCCATTATATCTGCTTTATTACCTAAATTAAATCTTACAGTTCTAAAAAATCCACTGTCCCCATCTATCACCTTTAGTGCCCCAATTGGGCCTGCCATCGTATACGCATCTAACCCAGTTTTAGTAATCCTATAATACGTAATAGATTGCCCGGAAGTAGTTTCATCTGCCGCCTGCTCTACTGCTCGGAGAATACCAGTCCCGTCATTCTCATATACCCTATCAGGAGTTAGATATATTATGTCACTTACAGTTCCATCTGGATCCTGTAATACAGGACTGGGATTGTTATAAGATAATCTAACAGTTGTTTGCAGCCAATTAGCCCCTTCTGTGGAAGTAGTGCCGGGGTTTACTATTCCATTGCCATCTAAAAAATCTTGTACTTCGCTAAGATTGTCTGCTACATAACCAACATTGTAAGTACCCTTTCCAGAAGAGCTGTAATACACGTAAACTAGTAATCCATCCGCACCAAATCTAGACAGGTCTGAATAGTAAATACCATTCTCAGTACTGCCAGTATCGGAGTCAATATCAGCAAGTGAGGTATGTGTAAAGGTTAGGTAGTTAAATTGAAAGACATATTTACTATCCTCAGAGGTTACGATTATCGTATTAGCCGGCTTATCATCTTGCGTAGGAGTAGCGTTATAAGTTCCCTGTGTAGTTCCCTGTGCTGGAAATAAGTTCTGGCACATGGTAAATAGATAACCCATACCTGTTTGCGAGGTATCCCATAATTTTATCCCAAACTTAATATAGATATGATCTAAGTCTCCAGGCTCTAGATCTGCATCTGTTAAAATAGCATCTAGAGCAGCTTCTGCATCTATCCCAATAATATCCAGCAAGTCCTCTATCTGCTGTGCTTTAGTAGCTCCAAAAGTTGTGTAATTTGCGTTACTTAGTCTAAGAGGAACATCTGGAATTACTTCTAATATGGTTCCATCCATAGCTATAGCATTCTCTACTACATCAAGATCTGGGTAAGTACCTGCGCCTACCATGTACACAAAGAGATACTGACGGCTTGGGGCACTGTCTATGAAATACCAAGATACATAGTGCAGTTGCAAAGGTTTTGTCGGTACAGTATATGGGAGAGTCAATATAAACCCAGCAGCATTGTACACAGTAACTGTGTACGTATCTGGGGTAGCATTATATGTAATATTACTAAGATCAACTTGCCAGCGTTGATCTGCACTAAATGAATCTGCAGTAGATGTAGCACTGGTTATATCTACATCAAAGTGATTTAAAGATGGGGTTACCTGAAAGGTATCAACAGCAGGAGTAGCAGCAGTGGTACTTGTAGAAGCAGAGCCTATCCCCATAACATTAGCTCCTACATCGTATTCTTTATTCTCCTGAAGCCAGTAAGCTACCCAATCCGAATTACTTAACGCACGGAGGTATGAATTCTCTGGAGTACATGGAGCCCCATTTAGAGTTGCTAGCGCATCTCCTAATTCAGTGTAATCAATAACTAAAATGTGGGATTCTATTGTGGGGAACCCCTCATAATAGTTACCATCATCAATAAAATCCATATACTCACGGATATCAATCTTCAGGCTACTAAATGCTATTGAATATAGTAAATTTTTAGATATATCAGCATTCTTTAAAATGCTAGATAAGACCGTATTTAGGAGGGGATTCTTTTGGTCTAAATTATCGTAGAGAGGGAAATTGAAGACTTCAAAGTATTCAATGGTCTGGCTAGTGCCTTCGGCCAGACCAAGAATCACCATAATTAACTGAATAATTACTTCTATTACTTGAATAATAGATTCTACAAAAGATACTACTACATCTACAACAAAGGATATAACATTCGAAACAAAGCCCATACTATAATATCCTAGTTAGGCAAAGGTTCAGCGTTAGTTATTTGGGTGTTAACATTCCCCGTACCGGTTTCATTAATAGCATCTACACCAGTAGCAGCAATACCTGAAGTAGATATATTGATAGCCCAAGCGTCTAAAATAGTCTTTAGATACTTCTGATCAGCATTCCACTTAAAGCCTTTAGCTTGCTCGACAGACACAGTTGCTTGTGCTCCCATGACACTAGTTGAGCTAGCAGCTACTTTAGTACTTTGCTCTGTTTGAGCAAATTCAGTTACTTCTTTCTGGAATAGAAGAGTAGTCTCTGCATTCTGTTTCTCCTGCCCAATTGTATAGGCAACAGCTTGCTGCATAGCAGCTGCCATAGCAGTTACATACACCTCAGCGTAATCTGTAGAGGTAATCCTATTCAAATTAAATTGGGCGTTTAGGTGAGTGTTCACCGTCTCCATCAGATCATCAAATATACCTGTCCCTGTTACCACATTATCGGTAGTAGTAACATTGGCAGTTAAATTAGCAACAGTTAGAGTCATTGCCCAATACCTATTTTAGCTCGTTGGGAATCTGCAAGTTTCTGCATCTGTCCTTTATCTAATGGAGGTAATATCTGTACATTGAATTTCTTAGCTAGGTATGGCTGCACTTGTTTTCTACCATCAGGCATTGTAACCTCTTTAAACTTCTGCATCTGTGCACCTTCAATCTGATCTAAAATAATCTGAGGGACATGCCAACCTTGCTCGTTATTAAACGGTACAAATTTCTTAATCATACGTCCACTATTAACTGAAGAACTACCTACTGTAAATATAAGTCCAGGAGTTGAGCTCATATTAGGATCATTAGGGCTTACCACAACTCGTGTAAGTAACATCGCTCTTTGCCCTTTAGTCATCTTCTGGTGATTTGCTTTAGCGTCTAAAGCTGCTTTAGTAGGTTGTGTTACTTTAACCTCTACGTTCTCTACCGGCTTAACTTCTTCTGATGCTTTATATGTTCCAGCCCGTACAGATGCAAGGGTTGATTGTAACTTACTAGAACCGGTTTTGTGGTGCATATTAACATCGTTATCTTTTAGTTCCTGGTGAATATCTTCATCTGACATATCTTTAATATCCATTGGTTCTGCCTTATCAAAATTCATGTGTATTTTCCTTAGTGTATAAAAAAAAATCCCCCGAGAGCTCATCAAAGCTCCCAGGGGACGGGAGAAGTCTTGATTAAACTGCAGCTAAGGCAGTCCAGATAATACCAAGACGTTCAGGACGCAACGCCATGAAGCCATAATACCACTTAATGGAATAGAACCCAACTTCACCATACGGATCGTCAAGAGAAGCTATTTCTTTACCAGGCTTCTTATGATTAACCGAAAATTTAACGCTCTTACCATCTGTCTGAAAGCCGACAGTCGTAAATGCTCCATCTCCAACAACTAGCATTGGGTAGATATCCGTATCAGTCAAAGCACCAGTACCTGCAGTATCAGCAGCAGATGCTCCACCGTTCTCAGCAAACTGCATTTCAGGAACAACAATGATGCGGAACTGGTCAATTGAACCAATCTCGCCATTCATAACGTTGCCAGCATCAGCATACTTTTCAACAGATACGAAAGCAGCTGCACTATGCAAGTCAGTCATAGCTTTTAGGACTGGAATTAGCTCAGAACCTACGTACATGACACGTCCACCATTGATGGTTCTTGTATCAATCATACGAGATCCACTAATAATCTTCGTCTTCTTTGGGGTCTTATTGTTATCCAAAGCGATAGAAAGATTCATCAAATCCGTATATGTAACAATTTCATCAACCGTTAACTTATTTGTTCCACCCATGTAATAGGCAGTACCGTTAGCAGTTGCACTGGTAATAAGATCAGACTGGAGCTCAGCTTCAGTCAGCTCATTAGCACCTTGGAGAGCTTCCTCAGTAATGTGAGACAGCAATTCTGAATCAGAATCGAAGTCCATTGATTCCTGAGTGTACTCAGTGAAAAAACCACGCTTAAGCAAGTCAGCTGAGATCTGTGTACGTGTAAAACCAACTCGGTTAACTCGTCCACCGTTTTCAGTCAATGCTGGAATTTTAGCTGTGATCGTACCTGTATCTTTAGAAGAACCATACAAGTTTTGATCATTAATAGCCCATGATCCACCAGAACCAGCTCCTGTTAGAGCAGCTCCTTCGTTAGCGTAACTAACGCCCTGAACTACACCTGCAGAGTTCCAAGCACTCCATTCTGTATCTGCAAGAATAATAGTACCATCAGCGTCAATACCCTGATCACCAGTATTCAATACATCCAACAGAGGTACATAAACATCCTGTTTAATTTTCTTACCCATGTTCTTAGGCATCGCACGTACATCAGCCAAAGGCATAAAGTACTGTTGATCCCGTACAGCGATAATAGCTTTCTTATAATAATAATCAGTTCTTGCTTGAGCGCCAATTTGGGATGCTGTCCCACTGGCGGTACTGGAAGGACTGTTATATGCGTTTTCGTTAGCCATGATATGTTCCTATTTAATAGTAGTTATATTACCCGGCAGCACTTTGTTTATTAAATTCTTCATCTGATAAGTTTAGAAAATTCTTAACAGCTGTATCTTTCTTTAAAGTAGTTTGCTTAACCGGTGCTACTGCTTTACGATTTTTATCTCGTTCAGCATTAGCTTTTATTGTTTTAGCCTCAGTTTCACTTGATGCATTAGAACTACCTGTAGAGGGTGCAGTTAGATCTCCCTGCTCTGCCATTTGTTCTGCAATTTGTTTATACGCTGCAACATCAGAAAGGCCACTTAACTTACCTAGCGTCTTCTCTTGCTGCAGTACCGTATTAACTTTATCAAATACTCCATTACCCATATGACCATTAATCACACTAATAATATCAGGGTGATCGGAAATCATAGTTTTACTCTCCGTGTCCCATTGCTTAGTTAAGATATCAATGGTTCTACTGAAAGTAGGAGTGTCTTTGATTTCATCAAGGACTTGATCTAAGTTGTACTCCTTCTCACCAACAGAGTAGTTCGTTGGCTTGTATTCGTCAGGTGCTTCTGTATCGATATCTAAAGGGTCAACTCCACTTTCTTTAATTAGCTTAGAGATGGCAGCAGGATTCTTCTTAGATAAGTCAATTAGGTTATTCAACTTTGCTTCATCTAGAAGCTCATTGTTTTCCAGCATCTTAATTAACTTCAGATTAGGCTTTAACTGGGCCATCTTCTTCTGGTAATTAGCGCCCATTTGCATGAGCTTGACAATATCATTAGGATCTTTAACCTGCATATCAACGCCATTGGCTTTGAAAGGTTCACTCACCTTCTTAAATGCACTTTCGTAATCAAACTCTGTTGTATCCTGAGTATCCTCTTTCGTGTCAGTCGAGTCTTTCTTACTAGTATCAAGAGATTCTTCTACATCGCTAGTATTAGAAGTTTCATCCGTCTTCTGAGTATCCTCATTAGAGTCGGCTACTTCTTCCTCACTAGCAATAGTATCAGTTTGCTCCTGTGCTTCACTATTATCGTTTATATCAGAATCTTCTGATTCTGATGTAGTTTCTATTTGAGATGCATCTTCCTCAGGTACTGCAGTATCCAGATCAGGAGGACCTTGATCTAGAAACTCCGCATCTGATAACCCTAATGGAGTTACAGTGGACTCATTCATTCAGCTGCCTCCTCTGCAAGTGCAGCTGTAAGAGCTGCTTCATTATCTTTAATGCCATCATCTGCAGCAGCGCCTCTTCGGATAATGCCAGTCAAGTAATTTTTAAAGGCCCCAACTCCATATTGCATAGCATCAATCTGTTTTAATTGATCTGCATTTAAGTTAGCACTTTTGGCCATAGTCAACCTAGCAGCCTCTTCTTTAAAATAGCTTTTTTCGACAACAGACTTAAATGCAGGACTATTTAGTAGAGTAAGACATTCGTCTCGTAGTATCTGCACTGATTTAGCCTCTTCAATGTCAATTTCTATTTCTTCACTCTGATTCATGTGTATCCCTTATGGTTAAATTACTAAGTGTTACCCCTGTTGTCCTTTATTTAACGCAGTAAATGCTTCTTTGTCAAGAGCAGTTAATCTATCATGCTCTTTTTTCTCCATATCTTGTTCGTGCTTATCTTCCCCTGCCTGAACATTTCTAGCATTCTGTACTCCAGATTCCTGCTCAACAAAAGTAAGATCTTTACTATCAGCTCCACTATTAAGATCTCTAGCTTTAGCTTGTTCAGTAGCTGTTTTAGCTGTTTTGAGACCTACATCTACTTCATTCTCACGTCCTTTAGCAGTCTCATTAGCTACTCGAGCCTGTAGTAGAGCTAGTTCTAACTGAGCTCTCTGCTCTGCTAACGGATCTGGCTGTGGTTGGTAATCTGCAATACGTTTAGCTAGATCTGGCATTTTACGTAACTTAGCCAAGTCAGCTAAAATCATCTGACTCATATCAGGTGGAAGAGTATTCCCCATGGTCTGCATCATAAATGCTAACTCACTGGCTTTCTGCTCATCAGCTTCCGCAGTAGAAATATTAAGCTTAATATCATATTTACCACCTAGATCATTTCTATTAATAGAAACAAATTCTTCATTAGTAATACGAATAATTTCTGTATCATCTAGGAACTCTGCATTCATAGATATAATCTTACGGCCAATTTGAGTCAATCCATTTGAAAGACGGCGTAGAATACCAAGCTCTCGTTTAGATGTAGCGTCCAATGCTGACCTAATACCGGTAGCTGTAGCTCCTAGTGCCTGACCAGATATGCCATTAGTAAATGCCTTAACGCCTGTAAGCGCTTCTGCATCGTTATTCTGCATCTGGAGTACTTCTATGGCTGATCTAGGAATCTCAGGGTACGTCTGCATATGGAAGGCTTGTTTTGGATCCACGCCAGGATTGAATTTGAAATCATCTCCTCGTTCAAACTTACGTGCGTTAGTAACATCCAATGCATCTTTTCTAATAGCTTGCTGTCCGTTAGCACTTCGACCAATAACATCGATGATGCCTCTCGTAACAGCTCCTACAATCTTCTGGTTATCTTCAATAAGAGCTGAATCAGGTTCCCCGTATACATTCCTACGGCGAGGTAAGTACTGGATTAATACAAACGGTAACTTCTTATCTGGATACGGATTCTCTTCCATTCGAATGAAAGTAGATCCTACCCATGTAGCAATAAACGGCTTAACTACATCATTACCATCAATATCCCAATATCCCCAATACTCCCGTGCAATTACTTTCTTACGTGCCTTATCTTTAAAAGTAAAAGAAGTATCATCAGAGTTTATATTATGATCAGGTTCAGCTAATACAGAATCCTGCTCAAAATTAATATCATCTAAATTTTTATACCTACCATCTTTCTTTAGTTCAGATAAGGAAGTCTCAAAACTATAAATAGCAAAACTAGCTTTATCTATATCTCCTTCACAAGTAGGATCTAGAATTACATTGTTATAATCACATACCGTTAGCACTGGCTGATTCTTAATTTTAACTGTCTCTATAGATGACTCTTCACCTACTTTAACTTCTTGCTCTACAGGTTGGCCATCAGGACCTTGTACTACCTGTACTTCAGTTATATCTTTATATACTTTACGTGGGCCCTCTTCTATTTCCCAGCCTACACGTACTAGTACAGTACCTTCATCTACAGCTGTACGTACATAGCTATCAATAAAGGTTACTTTATCTATCTTACAGTTAATCTGATAGTTAAGTACTAAGCCATTCTGCTCTGCAGAGTCCTTATCTTCAAATGTCGCCGGAGATGTATTGTACAAATCATCAGTAGATAAGAAGGGCTCAGATAAAGCAGCGTAACGCCACTCTGCTTGCTTACGTGCTAACTTAGGTACTAATGTAGAGCGTCCTGGCTTTGCTTTAATAACCTGCTCCCCATTTAGTACACGTAACCACCCATCTATTTCTGTGGTATGGGAATTATGGGCTACATTAGCAGATTCCAGATCTTGCTTAAGATCAGCTAAACTAGGAGGATTCTCCCAATCTACTAAAGTTGATGCATCGGTTTCTACAACATCTTTCTGAATTTCGTCCGTCTCACTCATAGATTATTACCTAAAGCAGTTCTTTCTTTTTGTTTAACATAACTACTGTATTTGTTCTTAAGAAAATTATCAACTTTATATATCTTAAGACCGTCTATCTCACTATGGTAATCTATATAGTTACTAAACATAGAGTTTTCTGCAATACCTATAACAATAGAGCAATAGATATCATCGTTACGTACAACTTCGGATACGAAATAAATCCATACCTTAGAAAAGTCCAGTTTAGCTTTTAGATCAGGAGCTATAAGTACACCAGTTATCATGTATCCTTTTATAGATCGATTAAACTTATAGAACAGTGCAGCTTCGCCCTGTTGAATAAGGTTACAATTAGCAAATATCATTTTGCAATCTCCACTACTGCCGATGAAAATACATTACCCATCCCAGCTCCTAAACTGAGAAACGTGCCAGATTCTTCCTGTATTGCTAATGCTGTTTCAATAGCTGTAGATGCCCCCATAGTGTGTCCCAAACGTAGTTTATAATTAACTAGTTTAATATCTCCAAACTTCCTGTTTATAAGGACTTCCTCTATTTGGTTATTTTCAGAAAACGTACTGTGTGTTTTGATAAAATCAATATTATCTGTATTAACTCTATCCATCACCTTGTTATACCCAATTCCTTCACTTGAAATTCCTAAGGAAGAGGTGTGCTGTTCCGAGGCTATATGCATATCTTTAACAGTAGCTATCGTATTATTATTAGTGATTTTATTACATGCTTCACTTTCAAACACAGATATATTGCAGCCATGCCCTAAATGCATTTTCTTAATATTAGGATCATCCTCTTCAGTAGCCAGTTTACTTAACCCCTGGTCTCCGAAAACATATAGGTATTCTTCAGCTAAACCATTATCTGCAGCAACAACTACAACTGCATCTAAACGACCTAACTGGAGTAAATTAGATGCCGTATACCATGCAGAATGCCCACTAACACAACTAACACTATCTGAAGAAATGTAATCGAAGTTTCCTATCTGATTAGCTAAATACCCTGCGTATACCTGAGTAACTAGCATAGGTACTACTTTGCATTGAAGATACTTCTCTGTTCTAGGCATAATGGAAGTGTATCCATTCCATATAGAATTGCCTGCAGCTAGTATAAGGCCTACCTTAAGTGAAGGAGTTTTTACTAGTTTTCTGATAAAATCAAATGTACCAGCAGAAGCCCCATGCTTACCTTGTAATACATAGTTAATTAATTCACCTGGCATAAGTTTAACGCCTTTTTCGACTACTAAACCTCCGCCATTAGCAACTTGATGGACATATTGAGGATACGGAATGTAATCCAATAACGTTAATTCTTCGGAATAGACGGAATTTGTATGAGTTACAAGCATCGTTCAGCATACGCTAGGGCTTCTTCATATGTAAATGTGCGAGTCGCATTCTTCATTACAAACTCCTTTAAAAAGCTAACAGTAAAATTAGGATGATCTGCTAATTCTCGAAGCTTCGCTTCTTCTATACCAAAGAATTCTGCAATCCATATGAAAAACATCATAGTACTTAAACTATCTAACCCGTTTAAATTGAAACTATCTTCCACGCTTGTTAGAGGAATAAACACTCCATCTACTGACTGCTCGTTTTTAATAATTCTATTAACAACGCCTAAAAACTCTTCATCTGTAAAAGCAAAGTCATCTGTAAAGACGTATTCACCTTTACATTTTCGATAATCGACTTTTTCTACCATATAAAGCTCCGTTATGATTTACAATACCTAACCCCAGTGCTATTATTATCGACTTTATTAAGATATCACTATAAGCGACATTAACAGATATTAAAAGGGAAAAAAATATGAGTGCGAAAAATACAAATCCTAAAGATGCAATTAGCATTAAGAAGCCTAGATTATACACTAACGTACCCGCTAATGTACTTAGAGAGGTAAGTGTAGGTATGATGGAAGGATCCATGAAGTATGGCAGGCATAACTATAGAGTAGCTGGCGTACGTACAAGCGTGTATGTAGATGCCACGATAGGTCATATACTTGATTTTTGGGAAGGTGAGACTGTTGACCCAGACAGTAAATTGCATCATATAACTAAGGCTATAGCCTCTCTAGTTGTCCTACGTGACGCACAGATGAGAGATATGTGCGAAGATGACCGACCGCCTACCTCAGATGTACAAGGCGATAAAAAACGCTTACAGACTATTGTAGATGATCTATTCATTAAATACCCTGATCCTAAAAAAGCTTATATTAAAGGAGATACTACGTTATAGCCTACCTGCTCTAATACCCCCACAATACAGGACTTGCTTTATTAGAATCTATATCTACGTGCAGAACTAAAGTACCACTCATCTTCCCGTAACCTACTCTACAGAAGCTCTGAGATAGGAATATAGCCCTCATTATCTCGTATCCATAATTAGAGCTAGGTACATAAATATCCGCTGCTGTGCCAAACAGGTGACTTGAACTCTCACTTCCCCCTACACCTTTATTATGGAATGCACACCTGTAGCCTGAGGTGATCTTCATTGGCTTATCTAAGATATCCCTTACTGCCTGTAGAGCATCTAACAATTCTACCTTAGTAAGGTTCTCAGGGCACCCACAAGAGCATTCTAGTTCAGATAAAGAGAAATTAATTGACATTACTTTCTTACCTTTTTCTTTGTAGACGTAGTAGGAACAGCTTTTCTCTTTTTTACAGGAGTAATTGGATTAGGCTGTTTATTTGGTTTTTTTACTTCATATGGCATAGTCTATTTCCTTTTTTTTTATTAAGTTTAAGTCTGTTAGCTAAGTGCTCTTTTTCAATACTTTCTTTGCTTTGACCAAAGTACTCAACAGCTAGGTGCTCTTTAATCATCTGTGTATTAAGATTAATACCATCAACAATAAGTTCACCTAGGATCCTACCAAACTTACCCTTCTTATCTAAATGAGTCCGTAATGTAATATAGGTCCCCTTTTTACATCTGTCCTTTAAATACTGGGATGACAGTTTGCCGTAGAACTTCTCTTCTAAATCTCTAGTTCTAGACTCTGGTGTGTCTATTCCAAATAGCCTTATTCGCTGTTTAGATAAAATAACACTAAACCCAAGATCTATATCAACATCGATAGTGTCCCCATCAACTACCTTAATTACTTTTGCTTTATATTCATTCATCTAATTTAGCTACTTTCTCCTCTGTAAAAAATGGATCCTCACCTTCCTGGTCAGCTTTATCTTCATCTGTACGCTCGTCACAAACTTCTTTATAAATATCGTTGTTTCTAGCTACTTTAGATAAATCTTTAATGACCTCTTTAGGTGGACTATTCTCTGTAAGCCACTGCTTAGTAGCAGAAGTGAACTTGATCTCTTCATACCAGGCACATTCTTTAGAGTAATAGGTATCTGCGTTATATAGATTTAATCCAAAATTAGTAATAGGAGCTACTAATTCAGTAAGTAAACCTACACTACACCCCATCAAGAACATCGGGCAGATCAGTACGATTCCTAACTTTAGCTTTAGCTTCGTCAATTTCTTTCTCCACTTCTGCACTTGCAGCCATACCTTTAGGATGGTTAATGTTATTAAATACATTACCAGCCAGCCAGTTAAATATAGGCCATATAGTTCCTAGTACTGGTATCTTCTGTACAAACTTATCAGGTAAAGCTCCGGTGAGTGCTGTAAACACAAGCACTACTTGTCCTGCTATTTCAAACCATCCTTGCCCTGCAAACATAGTTGATAAATCCATAATTACTCTCCTTATTTATTTAGTGTGTCTTCTTTTTTAGTAAGTTCTGTATTTCTATGTTCCAGTAAGTGGGTAAGGAGCATGTGCAAATCCTGTCGTATAGGAGCGAGCTGGCTCTCTAAATAAGCTCTATCTACTAAGTTCTTCTCTAAAACTATGATCCTAGCATGAGCTTTATCAACAGAACTAAAGAGTCTCCTAATGATAAAAGCTGAAATAAAACTGATAATACCTACAGCGGAGATTAGGAGTTCATTTAGCTTATCCAATTTTATTTGACCTTTCCATCAGGGTTTCTGCCAATACGTCTTTCATCCGGAGCTAGTCCGTACCTTACACGAATCATCGTATCTAGTCGAATAAGATCTGATTGAGCAACAGTAGTTTTATCTATCAAAGCTATTACAATTCCATGAAGCTGTTTAATATCTGCTTCTGTCTGGCTCTGTGCTTCTGTGATCTTAGTTACAATAGATGTAAGAATATACCTAATTAACCACCAGCCACCTGCAGCAAAAAGCAAGGCTGTGACCATTGGGATGCCAATTTCCTGTACCAAGGATGATATCTCATTCGCTGCTTCCACATTGTGATTCCTTACTCAAGTGTACCCGGTCATTTAGTACTGTAGTGCAACACCATGAATCCTTGCTTCCTTAGATCCACTTGCCTGATTAGCAAACTCTACTTTGTATTTAAGTTGTGCGCCAGCCGTCACTGCTATAGCTGGTGCAACTGCTATGTTGATACCTGTGCTGAAAGTACCTTGAGCGGCTAATACACAAGTCGAATAAGTAGTACCGTTATTAGCGGATACTTTCGCAATGATATCGGTATTCAATGTATTAGTTCCAGCATTATTCTTGTAAAGCAGAACTAAACCTACTGAACTTTTACTTGAGGCATCTTGTGGTGTGATTGTTGTTGAAGTGTATGAGCCAGTTGCGGTAACTGCTGATAGATTATATATCGGTTGGAAGAAATCAAATCCACAATTTGAATTACTGTTTGATTCAAATGACCCTATGATCATCCTAAGATGTCTAGCTGTAACTGCTGTACCAAAAGTCAACTTACCACCATGACTTGTAAAGTTACCGCCATTAGTTGTATTCGTAATAAGTCCTGTTGAATCCTGTGTTACGGCAAAATTATTGTCATTAGTTAGCGTGTAACCGCCAGCAGAAGCGGCAGATGAGGTTGTACCTGTTTGATCCACGATTGTCCAATCTGTGCCATTGTCGCTTTTTTCCAATCGCCAAGTTTTAATCATTCCGTAAGTATTCCAAAAACCAGTGTAAAGATCTGTCCAAGTATACGGTGTTAAATAATCGAATTGAACTGCGTGAGTGAACCCTGAGGGGGATGCCGCATACGCTAGATATGTACTAGTTTTATTTTTCGCTACGGTGTGAGTAGTCCCCTGACCGTTCCAATAAGCAACGTCTGTGAAGGAACCACCTACTGCACTAAACACTTGATCTGCATAGTTTGTGTAAGGCCAAAGTGTAGGTGTCAATGACCCCGCACTAACATATTCATCAGATGACCGAACAGCACTTGTAGTCGTTATTGAATTGCTATCCTCAAACTGCTCAATAAAATTATTCGACAAGTTATGCGCTGACATATTGGAATTGACAGCGTTGTGCAGAGCTAGGATTGAAATGTCATTCTCTATTTTTGTAGTATCTGTAGCAACAACGTGCTGAGTAACCGCACTTGCTGGTATTCTAGCATTTGCTATAGTCCCTGTTAATTTACTTGCTGCTAATGTAGGAATTCTAGCTTCTGGTATGGTGCCAGTAGTAATTTTAGCGCCATCTACTGCGGTAGTATCCCGCATGTTATCTGGTATTTTAGTTGTCATTTAGTTGTCCTAGTATTTACGAATTTAGAAGGATAGCTACTCAGGTACTACTACCCATGCAGTCGTATCTTCATCCCATGTGTACATTTTACCATCAGTAGGGTACACAACTGGAGATTCCCATTGACAAGTAGCTTCTACTAAAGTCCAACTTGGATAAGGCTGAGGAGCTATGAAAGCATCTTTAGCTTTATCGTATGAGTAACCAGTGCCAGCATAGTTCTTGCGGAAGTTACCGTTATAGCTAGTCTGTACCCAGTTAAAGCTGTCACCTACTGCACCACTATTGATGAAGTTTTGCTCTGCTACTATTACTCTTTGTACGATACTGTCTGAATTAATTTCTGCGAAGTGGCTCATATTAGTTTCCTTTGTTATTTATTTATG